TAACAGAATTTGAATTATAATCCCAAATATCAACACTAGTACCTGAAGATCCTGATCGATCTACTGTTAAAGCGTACACAGATGTTTGACCACCGGGCCTAATCGTTGCTCCTCCGTCATTTCCACCATTACCAACAATAACATTACCGTCTTTATCAAAAACTGTATGGATAGTGTCACTGAACTCCAACCTTAATAAATCAGAACCACTGGAATGGCCCTTTGTGCCTCTATTACCAGAATTAATAACATGTAACGCAGCTACACCACTATTAAATGTAGAATCATCCGCCACAGAAACAAGAGCTATACTAGATTTACTAGCGCTACCTGTTGTACCACTAGACACATGGAAATTGTTAGAAGTGGCTAAAGTTGTTGTTTTTACAGCTAACTGATCGTTAACAAATAAATCAGTTGTAACTCTTGCGTTTCCTGCAACATCTAATTTATAACCCGGATCTGTAGTACCTATACCAACCTTACCATTTTTCCACACCATAGATAAAGTACCAGTATCATATAACGATGTATATGCGTTTGATCCTCTACCTAGAAAATTACTACCACTGAAAGTGTCAAAATAATACCATTTTGCAGCGCTATCTGATCGGAAGCCGTAGGTATCTGCTGTCACATTCCCATTAACATCTAGTTTGTAGCTAGGGCTTGAATCCCCAACACCAACTCTATCAGTGCCTGCGTCTACAAATAAAAGATTTTGGTCATTGTCACCCTCTACTCTAAAATTCTTATCAACCCCGCTTTCATTAACAACTGTTTCAGTTGTTTCTATATTAAATCTTTCGACGCTATTTGCGACAAGTCGCATATTGTCATTATTATGAAACTGAAAATATGTATCTGAATCACCCAAGTGTATAAGTTGGTCACCAAGATAAATATCCTGCGTGATGTTAAGATTTTGAGTAGCAATTCCTTCAGAAGAAACTTTCGCACTACCAATTACAGATCCCGTATTTGAGCTTAACGCTAAACTAGTGTTAACCCAATTAACATTACTTGATCCACTTTCGTCATAACCTAAAGCTTCATAATAAACAACAAAACTATGACCCTGACTTAATGCATTTAAATAAACTTCTAAAGTATAAACGGTAGCAGAAGAAGCATCTCCAATAACTCTTACTTCAGGCAAATACAGTGTTCCTCCGTATTTTTCTATTGTAATCGTCGCATCAGATGACCAATTTTTAAAAACTTTTAATACTGTTGTATTTGGAGCCCAGCTACCACCCGTGTATGAAATATAAACTCTATAACCACCTCGATCACCTGTTGCTGTTCCCCAATTAAATAATGGATACCACCCTGCAGTGTTATTTGTTGATGTAGTAAAAGTGCCATAGCTTCTCAATCTACGATACGAAGCTATTGCTTGGCCATTAGAAGATATGTCACCAATTACATCTAATTCGTAGGAAGGATTTGCCGTGCCTACACCAACGTAACCTGTCCCATCTTCAACAACCAAATCGTTGTTTGCAAGCCCAGATGAACTGACAGTAAATCCACCATTCGATGGTCTGACTAAAATACCATTTGAAATATTTGAATCTGCATTTAGTATTAATCGATTAGCCCATCCTGTTACACCTGTATAATTTGTAGATGGTAATGTGAGCCCTGCTGAAGATCCTGAATTATTTATTAATGAGACAGCTGATCTTGCAAGTGTTGATGTTGAAATGTTATTTACTACTAATTTTAAATCCCCTGATTCGCTCTCTTGTATCAGCGTATCACCTGATACATCAAGCTTGTATGAGCTATTTGGTGTACCCCCTATACCAACTTTACCATCATTTAAAACAGTTAAAGCTGCCGTAGGAGAACCTCCATTGTAAACATCTAAGTTAAAAGAATTATTAGTTGCAGTTCGTATCCCCCAATATCCAGCGCTTCCTATCATATTGTGGGTTGCTGTTCCAGCTATACTCGTCGCTAATACTGTGTCTGATTTCGCACTATTAGCGTAAATTGTTCCAGCTTCAACATGTAATTTTAATAAAGGACTTGCAGCACCTATACCAACATAACCAGATGCATCAATGCGCATCTTCTCCGATAACGAGCTACTAGTGTTAAACACTATATCATCACCTATTGCACCTACTCCTGCCAGCCCAGTATTGTCTTGAAAAAGAATACGAGCAGTTGCATCTGTACTTTCAAACCTTGCAACTGAATTAGTACCACCTGAAATAACGTGTAATGTGTTGTCTGGACTTGTTGTACCTATACCAACATTACCATCGCCTTTCACAACCATTAACCCATTACTAGAATGATCTCTTATAACTAATTTGTAATTACTTGAATGACCTGAAATTAATAATTCTGGATTGTCAGCTGTTTGATTAACAGTAGCGAGATTATTAGGTCTGTCGATAATAGCCACGAGCCCCGTTGGACTACCGCTAGTATCTTTAACATGAATTTTAGCAGTTGGATTTGTTGTACCTATACCAATATTTCCAGCATTTGTTATACTAAAAGATTTACCTCCACCTCCAGTTGCTGTTTGAAATACATAATAGCTATTACTAGAACCAGAATTCTCAACACCAATCCCACTGAGATTTGTAAAAGTTTCTGTACTACTACTAGAATATACATGTAATTTAGTTTCTGGATCATCTGTACCTATACCAACATCACCATCCTTATCAATACGCATTCGCTCCAACAATGAAGAACCGTTATGAGTCTGAAATACCAACGCTCCATGTCTTGAGGAATGAGAAACATTAACACCGAGTATTCCAGACGTAATCAATGAGTTTGAATTATAAAAACCAACACCATTGAAGTTACCGTCAGAAGTATCGAGATTATATAATGCTAAATTACCCCCACCTTGGGCTGGCCCTGTTGCGATATTTGTAACGTTACTGCGACCTTTAAAAAGGGCTGCAGCGATACCCGATATTGCAGCAGTCAAACCAAAATTAACTGCACCTGATCTATAAACCTCTAAATCTCGTGAGGGATTATTTGTTCCTATACCAACTTTACCAGCACTATCAATTGTCACTCTTGTAGTGTTGCTCGTTCCGAGCTTTATTGAACCAGCTTCTCTGTTGTTTAATGTGAATGAGCTACCACTAGCAACGAGAGCTGTTCCATCAGTTGCTGCCACGCCTGTTGTGTTATTTGTAAACTTTAATTCAGAACTGGTTGCACCATTAATATGTAAGCCTGTCCCACCTGATTGTAAGGCAGGGTTTATTGCACCTATACCAACTTTACCAGATGAATCAATAACCATCCTATCTACGCCTGCAGAAGCATCTCTGAATCTAAAATTAAGATCGTCTGTTCCAGTGCCACCTGCAAATATAGCATAAGCTCGATCTGCTCCTCTTGTGGTTTTGATTACGAGGCCAGCATACTCACCATCGTTGGTAGGCTCTATGTATAATTGACCATTCGCAGACTGGTCTCCTTTTATATTTAATTTTGTATTAGGAGTTGCTGTACCTATACCAACTTTATCTAAACTAGCATCACAAACCAATAGATTAACATCTGTCTCACCTTCTACTCTAAAATTATAATCATTACCGCTATCATTTATAACTAATTCAGATGATCTTGCTACAAGAACAAGACCTAAAGTCTGGTGATGCATCTCCAATCCATAATCAACAAATCCCTCGATTCTTAATCCATAACTATAGCCAGCTAAATTAATTTTTTGTGCATAGTCAGAGTTACTATTATCATAAATAAATAGTTTGGCATCTTGATGTGAATGAACAGAAGCGTTTCTTGTTATTTGTACAGAGTCAATATTATCAGATAAGTTAGTGAATGCAGTTGTTCCACCGTAAACGTGTAATTTAGAGCCGGGACCAGTTGTTCCTATACCAACATTACCTCCTTCGGGATTTAGCGATAAGTCATCAACTACTGCAGCGCCTGTTTTGACCTGTAGGGCCATATGAGCTCTGGTCGATCCACTTTGAATATATAGATTTTGATCTCCATTTAAAGGGCCTGTGCTAAAGCGCGCATAAGTCTGGGTTCCGTTGCTCGCGCCTGATATATGAATAAGGGAATCAGGATTATCTGTACCTATACCAACAAAACCATCACTTGTGCCTGTCCCGCCACGGATTGTCATGGCTACATTGTCCGCTGGGGCAAATTGTATTAAATTTAAATCTGTTGAACTTTGGTACTGAGTGGATAAAACAAGCTTGTTCTGACCCGATTGATCAAAAACAATTTTAGCCGTCTGTGTTCCTCCACCATTATGTTCCAAACGGATTTCGGCAGGAACACTACTAGCAGGAGCTTTTATATGGAGTTTCGCATCTGGACTTCCTGTACCTAAACCTAAATTTCCATCAGTATTTAAATAAAAATCGTTTTGATTATATCTACCTGCGACTATATGGTTGTCAGCAAATACCTCAAATACAGGTAACCCAGCCGCATCATTTACTGACATCAAAGAACCACTTAAATCATCAACTACTTCGAATAAGGTTCCATTTGTCCCATCAATTCTTAGCACTGAATCTCCAGAAGTAGAACCGACTACTTGTAATTTAGAAGTAGGGCTTGTTGTATTAATCCCAAGGTTACCGCTGGTATTAATACGCATTCTTTCTGCAGCATTATTCGTATCATAGAACCTTAGAGAGCTTGCCCCATTAGTATTAAAATCTATCCTAGGGTTACTACCAGTTAGCTGAACATCATCAGTAATTAAAGCTTTACCAACAACGTGGAGTTTTTGAGAAGGAGTTACTGTACCTATACCGACCCTACCACCATAAGTTGAGTCTGTACCAACAAACAGAACAGGTACTCCACTATCTTGTACCTGAAAACCACCAGTGCTGGTATTATCAATAGCTAAAGCAGTACCAGTATGAACTTGCCACCTATTATAAGTTAGGTAATTAAGGTCATTTGATGTATACAAATAAACTTTTGAACCGTTGTTAATTCTAATACCACCAGCAACTTGTAATTTAGCTCCAGTAGGAGCTGTTGTACCTATACCAACATTACCAGTTAAGCCGCTAATTGTTAATTTAGCGTCAGCTGGTGTAACACTTGCAGAGCTATTAACAGTACTAACTAAAAAAGCAAGATCTTGACGAGCTTGATTATCCCCTAAACCTCGGGCAACAATACCAACTTTACGATAAAGTAAATTTGCTTCTCTATAGCCTAGCGTTATACCCATCACAGACCCATTGGTATGATGCTTACCTCCAAAATGAGCATAATTATCTGCGGCTAAAGTCCCATTCGTCTGATTAAGGTCTACCTCAAGTTTAGCTTTAGGATCAGTGCTTATACCCACATGACCATCCTTGTTTAGTATCATTCCAAGGGCGTTGCTAAAATTAAGACGTAATAAGTCAGAGCCTGAAGCGTGACCTACTGCTCCTCGATTACCACTATTTTCACCTTTAATAACAGCTTCTCCATTATTAAAAGTTGCATTATCCCCGACATCCGCCAAAAGAACGCTGTTGGTACTTGCAGCTCCGATAGCTACCCTGCCATAATTTGGTAATCTTAACTGAGTATTAGTAGTAGTAAATTCAGTTGCTGTAGCAGTATTAGTTAAAGTAGTTCCTGATTCACTTAAAAAAGATGAATCAGTTAAGTCTGAATTTGGACCGTCGCTCCATTTAGTAATCTTGTTAGTCGTTCCGCTCCCTGTAACCGTGTCGCCTATCTGACTCAAAGATTTCCAATCGGTACCTCCTGATCCTGTTGATGTTAAAACTTGATTAGATGAACCTGCGTTGTTGTCGGAAGCGTAATAAGCTCCAGTTACTCTTAGATTTCCTTGAACGTGGAGTTTTTGAGAAGGAACTGTAGTACCTATACCAACATTACCATTAGAAGCAATACGCATCGCTTCTGCAGTCGAACCTGCAGCTGCAACTTCAAAAGCAATCTCACCGTTGTCTTTGTTAGTAGTGTCACCCCCAGTTTTAAATGCTATTTTGGATACAATAGTTCCATCCCAGTCACCTAAAACCTGACCTACTGCAGCATTTGCAGCTGTTCTATTCGCGCCTAGCCTAAAATTAGCAGCGCTATTCGCTCCTGTATCAATATGCAATAAAGAATCAGGATCATCTGTACCTATACCAACTTTACCAGATGAATCAATACGAACCTTTTCATCGGTCCCAGCAAAGAATGCAAAGCCTCCGGATGATGATCCACTTGATTTTAAATTAACTATATCGGTCGTTTGGCTTACATCTATATATAAACCTTGATAATTAGACGGATCAGTATAATGTAGAAAGTTAGCTATGCTTCCAGCGGCACTGTTGTAAACTGACAATTTTCTTGTCGGATTTGTATTGCCTATACCAACATTACCATCTTGGCGCAGCGTTAAGACTGTAGTTGAGGAGTCTTCGTCCCGAAAATTTAAAACCCCCTTCGAACTATTATCGCTGCTAGTAATTGACCAAGTATCCTTCGAGCCACCAGAACCTGTTATCCCGATAGCAGCTGAAGTTGTAGGTGAACTTACATGTAATTTATAATCAGGACTAGTCGTACCTATACCAACATAACCCGCCTCAGTCAGATGCATGATAGGGACATCTGTTCCACTAGAATTTAAATGACCTAAACTAAGCAGGTTGTCAATTCCATTACTACCTATATATCCTACGTAAGCATTATTTCCAGCTCCTTCGCTGTTAGCGTAGTGTCTGAAATATAAAAGCTTGTCCTGATTTACTTCTCCATTAATGTAAACATGAGTCGCTTGTGCAACTTCTGTATTAATATCCAGTTTACCTTGAGGAGAATTAGTTCCTATACCAACATTACCATCATGCTTTATCCTGACGCCTTGAGCTGCAAGTGAAGTATTATTATATCGACTTATATCTAAATCGCCGCCGCTAGCGCTACCTGCAAATTTTAGAGCAAAATTATTATTTAAATTAGCACTAGTGTCAGATTCCCCTATACGAAGAATAGCTGAAGCGTTAGCTACTGTGCTTTCTGAATCTTGAATAGTGAGTACTGGGTCTGCACCATACACATGAAGTTTTGTCGTTGGACTTGTTGTACCTATACCAACAGCATTATTTTGACCATGTATAGTCATAACCTGTTGTAATACTCCTACAGTGTCTGCAAGATCAAAGTTTAAGTAAGGAGCGTCTCTATCCCCTCCACGGTAAGCTCTTATTTGAGCCTCACCACCATTGGCACCAGTACTGGAATCTCTAGAATGAAATATTATATTTGCATATTCCGTATTTGCTCCTGCATCTGGATCACCAGTTAGTTTTAAGCTCGCTGGGGTATTTACTGTGCTTTCCCAAATCTCAAGATTGCCAGATGGATTATTAGTACCTATACCAACTTTGCCTGCGGTGTCTATCCTCATCCTTTCAGTTTGATTAACATCAAACCTCATCGGAAAATTAGAAGTTGATCTAATTAAAACTGCAGAGTCTTCTGCTCTTAAATCTAACCTACTGTTATTTGTAGTGTCCTCAATTCTTACAGTAGCGTTACTAGAAGAAGATATCTCAAGCGGATAATTAGGGCTAGGTACATTTATGCCAACATTAGTTCCATTATCAACCAATACCCCTGTAGTTAAAGTATCTTCATCAGCCCAGCGAGCTACATAATTAGCAACACCAGAACCTCCTACGCCAGATAAAACGTCTTCTATTGCTTTCCAATTAACACCAGTAGTACCTTCGTTTGTAAGCACCATTCCATTATTGCCAATGGAATTATTTGAGTCGTAAATGTTACCAGAGATACCAAGTTTATTAACATTAAGTCGATTACCATCTGTAAAAGTTAAATCTGCATCACCACCAAAAGCTCCCGCGTTATTAAATTGAACCTGAGTATCCGTGCCGCCGGGACTACCTCCTCCTCCACCTCCTGCTATTTGAGACCACTGGGAGGTTCCCGCTACTGTTCTTTTCACATGCTGTGTCAAGTTCCCAGTATCGATAAGCACTGCGCCATCAAGAACGCCGGTAGGTTTAGTTTCCCCCGCTGCTATTGTAAATCTATCTCCTGCGTATCTTGTGATTGCCATAACTATGAAAAATTAAATGTTGCGCCGATAAAGGCCCCGCTGTTATACTGACCATCGTTTGAAGTAAAATTAATTACTACCTGATAGTCTCCTGCTCCTAAATCGGCATATTCACCTGTGAATTGCGACACTGCTCTTACGTAATCTCTTCTTTTCGTTTGATCTACTACATTGGTGTAAGTATCTTGACCGCCATTATTATTATATGAAATAGTATCCGATGAAGTCTTCCTATTGTAATAAGTAGGCTTTTGTTGATTCCCATCCCCTATAAAAAATACCATATGATTCATATCCCAATTCCTACTAGTAGGGTAATCATCTGTTTCTTCAGGGTTATTTCTTCCGTTACATACTGTCTCATCAAGATTACCTCCATCAGTTTTTTTAATACGAACCGAGCAGTAATCATAAAAATCCGTAAAACCCCCAAACGTAGGTCCTTGAGTAATCTCTGCAAGTCCAGAAACTAATATTTGTAAGTTTTTTGGGCTAGAGCTAGACAATGTAAAACTTCCTGTAGCTGAACCGCTTTGAACAAAATTATTATAGTATGCGTAAGAATACTCAACCGTACCTCTAGTGCCTCCAAGCTCAACAGAGGATTGATACAAAGGCGTATTTATAAACTTTAAAGTTTCACCATCCGCTTCAGCAAATAAATTAATTTTCCTACCGTTTTCCTCTATTATCCACGGGTTAGATCTGTGTGCAAATTGAGTTCTGTTTTCGGTCCCTATCCCGACACTACCTCCATCAAGGTACCAAGAAAAATAAGCTCGTGATGTTTCGTCTTCGTCTGTAATAGCTACCTGTGCTGAATTATACCGATCGACAAAAGGCTTACTATTAATCTCAGGGTTAGGCTGCATCGGAAAGTTATACGGGTCTTGACTATAGTCATATCTATAGTTAGAGGCATAAACAACCTTAGCAGGACCTAGATCATTATATTCCGTACTTAACGGGGAATAAAACAACTGTGTGTTCCAAGTAATTGAAGGGCTCGAACTAGGAGGAGTAGAGTCATCTACCTTATGACTATTTTTCCAAAATGCTGTTGGGAAGTTAATACTCATCTACTTATGGGGTTCTAAGACCTGTTACTGCTGATCCAAACAGTTGATCTCCGATTGAAATAAAAGTATAAACATTTGATCGACTACCAGTTACCCCGGGGCAACCGCTAGTATTTTCATAAAGTCCGAAATTGGCATCATCCCACTGAACTTTTACTGAACCCTCCCCTGATTGAAAAGATGTTCGAACAAAACTAGTTACAGCGTTTGTGTTTTTAACAGCTACGGTTATAGTTTGCCCCGGAGTTACGGTCCCAGCCATAAATTTAAATGGCGTGGTATCTGCGGTTACGGTCTTGTAATGAAAATTTGCAACACTACAGTCTATATTCGCAGTAGACAGAGGGTTTACTTTCATAGAAGCTGGCCCTTCGACTTCTAAAGCATTTCCTGTTATAGTTCCTTCAAAATTTGCAGAAGTAGCACTGAAAAGATTTGTGATTTCTAAAGACTCACCGGTTATAGTTCCTTCAAAGTTAGCCGAATTAGCAACAGTATCTCCATCAACATTAAAGCTACCGTCTACCGTGATAGAGTCATAGCTATTACCTAGTTGTATCGTTGGGGCGTCGAATTGTATTTTTGTAGGATGCTCGAGTGAAATTTGAGATGTGCTACTACCAATATTCCCCCCATCTTGAAAATCTACAAGAGACCCTATATTCTCAATTATATTATCTTGTAGATTTAAAGTCTGAGTAGCAGTGTGATTGCCTAGATTATCCCCCCCGACTGGTTTACCTATACCACTTCCTGTAGTTAGTAAACCATTATCAGATTTTACCATTAAATAAGCATAATCGACTCCATTTGCAGCAGCAGTAGTATCCTGCCAACTCGGGTTGTTAAAATAAACATTACTTTGTCCAGATAAAGCTGGAGCTGGATATCCACCCCCCGCACTATCACCGGTAAAGATATATCTTGCTAATTCTAGAGCTGTTGTTTTTACCGTATTATACTGTCCTCCGTGAGGACCTGACGCTACAGGCAAAAGGAACGTGCCACTTACTGTTGAACTCGTTCCTATTCCTACTAATTGAGATATTTTCTTATTTGCCATATCCTTTTACCTTACTGTTAATATACACCGTTTAATACGGTGGAATGAGGTTTGTTACTAATAAATCATCAGTTTCTTGCTGAAGGTAGTAAGCGTCTTGCTCAATACCATTCGGAGAACCTTCCAACAGTATAAAATCTTCAATCTTTTCCATACCTAGCACTCCACTGATAAAAAATCCTGACGCTAAATTATCGGGATTCATTTCTACTGAAAATGATGCTCCAAAAGTTTTATTCTCGCCTATATTTGTATTATAATTAAAATCTTCTAAAATTGCCCCCTTGAATGTATACCTTAAACTCTCCACTTGGGTGTTTATTGGAATTGTGCCAGCGTTAATTGGGGGGGTAATAGGTTGTTCGCAGTTTTTAGGATCAACGCTAATAGTAAAATCATAACCACTATTAATTGAAACTAGATCAACTAATGAACCGCTATTACCTGACTCTACTATACCATTAAGAGAAAGACTGGCAAAAATTGGTGAAGTGGCTCGAGCATCTACAGGGAATTTATACCCGAGATTATTTAAAGGTTGTCGATTAAAATCTATTGAAATGTCGTATCCCTGAATATGTAATTTATCAAAATCGACCCCTAATCCCGAAAAAGAATCTGTAGTAATTGTAATGTCTCCGGGGTTTAATGCCGGATAACCTTCGTCAGGTAAAATTCTAGGTATAATAACGTCTTTGTCTGGAGAAATGGTCCCGCTCTTTGTTTCTATACCCGGAGCTTGAAAACCGCTTCCACTCATGTCAAAATTAGCGTTATATGTAGTAAACGAAGCTGAAGCGGCAGGTAAAGCTCCAACCGCTCCTTGAGTTGTGTAGTTGTTTATGTAGCAATTACCAAAAGATATAACATGATAACCCGTCGCATTTGGATCTATAGATTGATAAATGTCAGGGGATAAAAAATCTTCTTTTTGGTAAAATTTATTTATATCATTTCCTTCTTGGTTGACTACCACATATATATTTTTACAATCTCTATACTGAGGAACTTGAAAACGCTCCCAGCTTCTACTCTGTACATAAGTTTTGTTTTCCTGAAAGAAGCCTGTAAGCAAGGGTACTAAATCATTATCGGAATAATAAGGTAATCCCTCGAAAGGGTAATTATAAACGGGATAATTTACGTTAAAACCGAGCCTAGCTTCATTTTTTGTCCCACAGAGTAAATAATTAAAAGATAAATCAACAGTAGGATAATTTATAATAGGTCTATCTACTATGCCGCGCTGATTTAGCTGAAGTATATCTTCGTGAGGAATGTTAATTTGGTAAGTAACAGACTGTACCCGGTCTATAGGGTTTAAACGGTTTATTTTCTGAACTAGGTTGCTATGATCATTAGTGGCAGGACCACCATTGTAGTCAAAATAATTATAACCACTTTCCGGCGCAGGCCCTACGAATAAAGCTTGACAGTTGTAAATTACATTCGGCCTCGCCATTACTTTTTCCCTTCATAGACACTAGCGTAAAGGATTCCAGCCAAGAAGTCGTCCACTTGATGCTCTAAAGCTACATCTTGAACTTTCTTGACCCTTTCATGATTTCTATCCGTAGGTTCAGCAGCATATCTTCCAGCTTTAGCTAACCAGTTTTCAGGATCTTCGTTAGCAATAACTATATTTGCAATTTCTTTTGCAACTTGTTTTTGCTGTTTACTTAACCTTTTTCTATTATGAAGTTGTCTTAAAGAAGACTCTACCTCTAGATTAAGCTTGTCGGAAAGACTTAGATTCTCTTGAATAGTAGATAAGCTAAAATGTACTTTAGCTTTTGTTCCTATTGGCGTCTTAGTATCAGTTTCTTTTGGAGTGTTAGAACCAGAAGGTCTTCCTGTCATTTGAGGACCTTTTGCTCCTCCTATAATTGGTTGATATAATCCCTCTTCTTTCAGATCCTTGAATTTGCGTTGAGACTCTATAGACTCTTCTAAAGTAGGGAATCTTCCAGACTCAATTGCTTGAACACCTTCTTCTGGAGTAAGAACCCCAAGCTCTATTAACCTACTATAGATTCTTGAATATACTGAATTATCTTTTAAATCGACATCTTCAAAATGTGCAGTAGGATAGTTTTTAAAACCCATTTCTCTAGAAACTCTTCTAATCTCAGGCATCAGAAAGTTTTCTAGAAAGACTCTACGTCCCTGTTTTAGTCTTTCCATGAATAC